TCAATCCTGGTGCAGAACCTCCTGCTAGAGTATCAACTTCTGTTGACCTTTCTCCGCCACGACGAGGGAACCAAAAGTCCTCAGTCATTGTTAACATCTTACGAGAATCGCTAATTTCCCCACTACTAGAATTATACTGTAATTTATTCTTATGGCGCGCCATCATATCTCTAAGATATTGCTCTGCCTTAGCTTTAGGCAAATTACCTACATCAATATAAAAAATTCTACGTTCAGGTGCTCTTGTTAATGTATATATTACTGTAGCATCTTCTAGCATCCGCAACTGATTTAGTGGCTTAGTCGCTGGATGTAAATGCGACAATACTAAACTGTTGCTTTCATTCATCAAGCCTGAAGTAACTCTAGCAATAGAATCCTTCGATATCTTAATTCCTGAAGTACTGCTATTACCACCACCACCCGAAGTTGCATTCTGAAACCCAGACTCTGAATACATATAGTATTCATTCTTAACTTTCTTTACAGGTATACCTGAATGTGGATCCTTTGACTTCTTGTCAACTTCTCGTATTAACTTTAATTTACGAGGATCTACATATCTTAATTCTATTACGCCTTTCTTAACATCATTAGGGTCAATAATGATATGATAATTTAATCTTCCATCAACATAAAACTTATTAAACATATCATAAGAATTATTTGTAAAATCAAACAGTGCTAATACATTATCGAATTCTTTCGTAATAGACTTCTTCACTTTTTCAGGTAAATCAGTTTCTCCTAACGAGATATCAACTACTCTATCATTCGTATCAACACTAATCGCTTCATTTACAATATCATCTACTGCTTGACCAATTTCTGGCTGCATGGCCATTGAACGATATCTAGTAATCAATTCAGATTCCGTTTTGGCAGAACCTTCCATGTCTAATATCGTATTATAAAAACCACCAAGAGCATTACCAACGGTAATTGCCCCATCATCATTAGAGGGCTCGGCAAAAGAAACTGGTATGTTAGTCTCTTCCTCTGCCCTCTTTACATCAAAGCCAAAAATCTTCAAAATATCACCTGTTTAATTATATAGTTTATGTAGTAGGAATTCCGGTATTACCTTCAACTGTCCACAAATCGTAGTCAAAAGTTACCTGGAAGTCTTGTACAGTAGTTGATGCATCCCAGCTCATATCCATCGCGGTGATTGATGTTGGGAATAAACCTTCGAACTTATAAGTTCTCAATGGATCTCCATTTTTACTATAGTGTGTAATCAACGCATCAGATTTGTAATCCTGAGGTAAACCTTTAACATTGGATACATGAGAACTAATTGAATTAGACCATGCTTCCATTGCATTGCGGATTTGGTAATCTTCGTCATTGATTATTGTTACTGTCCAAGGCTCAAAACTGCGTTCGCCCGCGTACTTAGCTTCTCTTCCAAAATAAGATACGCCAAACGACGCTATAGTCGATGCCGGTATCGCTGCTGCCTTTACCATGAATGGAATTTTAAAATCAGCAACTGGATCAACCGGGTTCAAAATCTGGACTTGGAAGAGATTACCACGGGCACCACCGCCTGTAAGCTGTGATTTGAATTCATTTATATTAAATGCCATTCCTTTTCTCCTATGTTATGCTATTATTTATTGTGTTAGAGTGAACCGACAATTTCATCGAATTCAACACCGCTTCGAGTAGCAACAAAGGTTAACTCAATCACGTTGATTGAACGTGCAGGCTTAATAAAGATATTAGCCCTGAACTTACCTGAGTCAATTACCGAAGGAGTATTTACCGTTGTATCAGATACAACCCTGAAGTCAACAATTCCTCTTTTACCCTGAATGTCTCTTAAGAATGGTTCAACGATTCCTTTAAACTGTGCTTGGGTAAACTCGTCGTTCATTTCAAATAAGAATGATTCAGCAGCATTGGCAATCGCCTTTTCAACAGCAATAAACAATCTACGAACATTGATATTATCAAACGCACTGTTAGCACCCAATCCTGTTTTATCACCGAATAGAACAATTCCTCGTCCTACTTGCGACATTACTGGGTTAACGTTTGCGCTGTATAGTTGATCTCTTTGAGATTTGTTAGGATTGAACGCAAGTTTAACAACATTCTTGATTACACCCTTACGGAAACCAGCGGGAGATTCAAAAGGTTCAACTCTTGAAGCAAGACCTGCTATATCACCGTTAAGTGGAGTATATCTATATACATCGTTATATCT